ATTAAGGAATCAGATATATCTGATATGATATCTGTGGTATCAAATAGAGTGATCCAGAACGGTTACTATGGTGTTGACAGGAAGAAATTCCGCGTCGAGACCATAGTAAGGGCCGTGCAAGCGGCCACCTATATGGTGAGACACAATGACAATCTAGTTAGACATACTAGAGAAACCTTTGGTTCCGTGCAGATCGGGGAACCCGTACTTAAGAAGGCCTACAACCTTAACAAGTTTGTAGCCTCTTCACTTATAGACAAGGTGTTCAGTCATTGGCTGTTCGTCATATGCCTGCTATTCCCGGCGTTGGGGTTGGCGGCTGTGACTGCAGTTTTCTCGTGCATAGATGGTTGGACTGAGTCATTCCGCGACTTGGGCAAACTAGACGAGGATTTCGTCTTGGATGTCCACGGTTTGGTCTTAGCTGTAGAAGAAGAAGAAGTAGATGGTGCAGGTGAGGTGGTCGTCCCTCCTCCTGTAAATAACAATTCATCTGTAGTAGTACCGGCCCTTGTTGCCGATGAGGTAGAGATAGACTTGAGAGCCCCAAGAGAGAGCCAGAGCCAAAGTGCCCAAGCATCCGCCGCAGGACCTTCTGTTCCTGATTCATCCCCTACTACCACTGAACTTGCACCAAAACCAGCCCCGAGAAACGTTATGCGGACCGAGGGCTCTGCTCCTAAAGTTTCTACAGTAACAGACGCTATCCTAACACTCTCCCCACCGCCAAAAGCGATTCAGGAGAGACCCGGTGTGGACTTGGCTGTAGTTGTACAGCAGCACGCCGATAGCATTCAAGAGGTTAGGCCTATGAGAGAAATCAAGTTGGCCGATTTATTACCTGCCTTTGGTGACAGAGCGCAGGCGATCGAACTAGGAAATGCTATCGCCTTACCTGACGATGTCAGGATACCAAAGTTGGTTACTCGACTTGAACCAGACAACGCGGTGATCGGAGGATCCGTAGTTGTCAAAGAAGTAACACCTTTGAAAGATCGCGTGAAGGTTGGAGAGTTCTACCACGTTGGTCCTGCTTGTGCCTATTTGCTACCCGTAGCATTTAGCACGAACAGTAAACACAACGAGGTAGTCGCTCTGACTCGCCGCCATCTGAACAAAAACCATGACTTAGCAATGCCTAAGAACGTGACTATCGTTAGTTACTGGAATACTTTGAGCCAGGTGTCAGCACCGCTCTTCGCCGAGTATGCCAAGCGTTTCAAGGAAGTTGTTGGGTTTAGGGAATGGTTAGATGGTCAGAAACCAGTGAAGCGAGAATTGTACATGAGAGCTTTAAACACCGGATGTATGTCGGAGGTGTTAGTGGCCAACGGTAAACGTTGGCATGAGAGAGGCTCTTTCCTTAAAGACGAATTGAGGTTGCAGGACCCTGATAAGCCAGCGACTGCCGCTAAACCGCGGCTGATCCAGGGACTGCAGTATCCATTCATCCAAGGTCAACTTGGTTGGTGGTGCTCGACAGTAGCGAAAATCTTTAAGGACAATTTCTTGTTCATGCAGGAGGCAGACGGTACGGTTAGGGAATCCTTGTTCTCTTTCAGTAGCGGGAAGTCTCCCGTGGAGATGGGTGAGTGGTATGGTCATTATAAGAGACAGGGTTACACCTTCTTTGAAAATGACTTTAGCTCATTTGACTCTACGCAGTCCATTGGGTGCCACAAAGCCGAAAAGGCGGTCTACGAGTTGTTCGCAGACGTCGTGTTTCGGGAGTGGGACAATGGATTGGTTGAAGGGAAGGGCGTTAGGTCGTGTTGGGAACAGGCCTATGACTTCCAGCGCAATACCAAGGGTCGTACTAGGTTCTATAAGTACGAGTGCGTCGGCACGAGAAAATCGGGCGACCCCAACACCAGC